GATAAAGAAACAACATCCAAAACTAGACATTAGATTTGTGTTTGAAAATAGCAGAAGGAAGTTACGTAAAGGTGCTAAGTCAACGTATGCAGAGTGGTGTATAAAGTATGGGTTTAGATTCCACGATAGAATTATACCTGAAGAGTGGATAAAAGAAATAGGAAAGAATAAACACCCAAAGTTTATTGTGTTTCCTAACAAAAAAATAAGGAGATAATATATGAAATTAGAGCATAAAATAGCACCACATGACTTTGTAATAGTCATAAAACCACACCTTACTAAAAATAAAAGATGGAATGGAGAAGTATCTGTAAAGGTTGTCTTAGATGAAAGGAATCCTCTGAATGATGAGGACTTCGAGGGTATGTTACATTTTACTAGACAGGTATGTTCATCTATACCTTTGATGGAAGACAATAAAGTATTTAGAGAAGCTGCCGAAAAGTTAGCAGAGAAGTATTTACCTATGGAAGAGATGTTAGATTATCCAAAGTATAAAGATAAGTTGACACTAGAAGATGATGGTGGTAATGGATATGGTTAATAGTCCACCACATTATAATAAAGCAGGTATAGAGACTATTGAAGCTATCAAGGCTATGACAGATGATGGGTTTGAATATTATTTACAAGGTAACATTATGAAGTATCTTTGGAGATACAGATACAAGAATGGTGTAGAGGATTTAAAAAAAGCACAATGGTATCTCAATGAATTAATTGATGTGTTAGAGAAAGATGAAAGTTAAGATAATGATGACTCTGCACATAGATGCAGAGGAGTATCCTATTCCTGCAGATGGCAGAGTAGATGATGAGATGGAAGAATATATCCATGAGACTTTTCACGAAATAGAAGGAGTGAAAGTTAAAAACATAAAGGTAGTAACAGAGGAGACATGAATGCAAAACTATTTACCAACTGATTATCAGAATTTTATTGCTCTTTCTAGATATGCAAGATGGAAAGACGATGAGCAAAGAAGAGAAACTTGGAGTGAAACTGTAGACAGATATTTTGACTACATGGAAAATCACTTGAAAAAGAAGCATGGTTACGTTTTAACCAAAGCATTAAGAGAAAAACTAAATGATTCTATATTATCATTAGGAACTATGCCTAGTATGAGAGCATTAATGACTGCAGGTGTAGCACTAGACAGATGCCATGTTGCAGGATATAATTGTAGTTATATACCTGTAGATAGTCCACGTTCTTTTGATGAATGTATGTACATACTTATGTGTGGCACAGGTGTAGGTTTCTCTGTTGAAAGAGAGAATGTAGATAAGTTACCTACAGTTAATGAACACTTTGAGAAAAGCACTACAGTAATTACAGTTGCAGATAGCAGACCCGGATGGGCAAGAGCTTTACGTGAACTTATCGCTATGTTATATGTAGGACAGATACCATCTCTTGATGTATCACAGGTTAGACCTGCAGGTGCAAGACTTAAAACATTTGGTGGTAGAGCATCAGGTCCTCAACCTCTAGTTGACTTATATAACTTTTGTATTTCTATATTTAAAAAAGCAGCAGGAAGAAGATTATATCCTATTGAGTGCCATGACATCATGTGTAAGATAGGAGAAGTTGTAGTTGTAGGTGGTGTCAGACGTTCTGCACTAATTAGTCTATCTAATCTTAATGATGACCAAATGAGACACGCAAAATCAGGTCAATGGTGGGAGAATGAAGGACATAGAGCATTAGCCAATAACTCTGTAGCTTATAAGGGTAAGCCTGACATGGGCACATTCATGAGAGAGTGGTTAGCTTTGTACGAATCTAAGTCAGGAGAACGTGGTATATTTAATCGTAAGTCTGCTAAGAAAAAAGTAGAAGAGAATGGTAGACGTAAATCAGATTATGCTTTTGGTTGCAATCCATGTAGTGAGATTATACTTAGACCTTATCAGTTCTGTAATCTTACTGAAGTTGTTTGTAGAGAAGCAGACCATTTAGATATTCTGAAAGAAAAGGTTAGACTCGCTACCATATTAGGCACATTCCAATCTACTCTTACAGAGTTTAAATATCTTAGAAAAGTATGGAAAGAAAATACAGAAGAAGAAAGATTACTAGGTGTGTCTCTTACAGGTATATTAGATTGTTATCTTCTTAATAATGGTACAAAAGAACCTTTACAAAGAATGCTAATGGAACTAAAAGAAGTTGCAGTTGAAACTAATAAAAAGATTGCTAGTGATTTAGGTATACCACAGTCAACTGCAATCACTTGTATCAAACCATCAGGAACTGTATCGCAGTTAGTGGATAGTGCATCAGGTATTCATGCTAGACATAATGATTATTACATTAGAACTGTACGTGGAGATAACAAAGACCCACTTACACAGTTTATGAAAGAAGCAGGTATACCTATAGAGCCTGACATTACTAAGCCTGAGAGTGTATCTGTGTTTAGCTTTCCTATGAAGTCACCTATAGGTGCTATCACAAGAACTGCAATGACTGCCATAGAACAGTTAGATTATTGGCTAATGTTTCAAAGGCATTGGTGTGAGCATAAACCATCTGTTACTATCTCTGTTAAAGATGATGAGTGGATGGAAGTAGGTGCATGGGTATACAAAAACTTTAATGAAGTATCAGGTATATCCTTCTTACCTTTTAGTGAGCATACATATAAACAAGCTCCTTATCAAGATATAGATGAGAATGAGTACAAGGAACTCATGAAGACTATGCCAAAGGCTATTGATTGGAGTAAACTAAAAGACTTTGAGAAAGAGGATACGACAAATGGTAGCAAAGAACTCGCCTGTACTGCAGGTGTATGTGAAGTCGTTGACATTGAGGCTAGTTAATGCTATAGTCTTAATTCCTATCCTTGCATACCTGCTTACCTTAGTGTTTGCAGGTATCGTGGGTAGTGAGGCACTTGAGGGTAGCATGATTGAAGAATACTTTTATTGTATTGCTCTCTTAATTTTAATACTAATTATAAAGGAGATTAGATATGTTATCACCATCAGTAGAAGACAGAAAGAAGTTTGACATTGACCTAGAGTATGGCAAAGTCAGAGAAGAACTTGTAGCTAATATGTTACAAGATAAAAAGATAGAAGTTAAAAGTGAAAGAGACAAGTGGCAGAAGACAGGGAATATAGCAATAGAATATGAATCATATGGTAAGCCTAGTGGCATCAATGCAACAGAAGCAGATTATTGGTTTCACAATCTATGCATAGGAGATAATGTATTTTGCACACTCGTATTTAGTGTAGAGAATCTAAGAAAGTTAATAGATAACTTAGATTACAAACGTAGTGTATCAGGTGGAGACCATAACGCATCAAGAATGTATTTATTAAAACTTGATAAGTTATTTTCTTCTGATGTAATTAAACCATTTAAAGGAGAGTAGTATGAGAGATATAATGTTAAATGCATTGAAGTCTTTTTATGTAGGTAATATAAATAGACACATAGCAAACGTAGAAGTATATCTAAGAATGACTGTAGGTATAGGAGAGCATTCAGATATACAGGAAACTATTGATAAAGAAATAGAAAAGATTGCTCAGTTTGATGATAGACTAGCAATGGTAATGAAATATTTTGAAAGGAAACAGGAAGATGAAAAGAAAGAAGAGAAACCCAAGTCTAAGTAAATATGATGCACCCCTACGTATTCAGTTTGAACGTGGGGTGAATGCCTTCAAAGGCAATCAGTACATTAGAAATGTTAATGGTCATAAAATTATAGCGACAGTAAGTCCTTATAACTCTAATACCATGCAACATAGAGAGTGGCAGAGAGGTTATAACTTTGCCTTCTTTAAACAGTTAGAGAAAGTAAAACGTGAAGAAGTTAGAAGAAGAAGCTCGTAGGTTTATGCAAGGTAGGAAACTGCCCTCTAATCCTATAGATGATATAATAAAAAGTTTAGAGAATGTTAATAAACAATTAGAAATCATTCTTAAAAAAGCAAAACAATTAAATGCAAAAGATGTGGGGTAGCTTGTTGGGATATTTGTTTGTTTAAACTAGCACAGATATTTTGGTACACTCTGCACATAGTTACGTGTTTATTTATTATTGTGGGTAATGGTAGGTTATTAGGATTGTGGTGATTACTGATACATTCTAGATAATAGTCTGCCCATAAGTTTACCTATCTTGAAATGATTCTTATTAGGCTCTTCCTCTTGCATCTCTAGTACACCTTTTCCATATCTTTCCACATAGTATTCATCTGCAAGTTTTCTTTGAGCAGAGGTAAGTTTTTTATACTCTGCTCTATCAAAAGCAGTAAAGGTTTTACCTTCCTCTCTAGCATCTATCATTGCATCAATCCTAGCCATATCTTTAGCTAATTTTCTATATCTTTTTAGCTTATTTTTTAAAGATGCTTTTCTTTGAGAACCCTCTAATTTCTGATAAGATGTGCTTTCTAACTCTCTTATGAGTCCTCTTTCAACAAACTTACCTAGTCTTGCTTTAATAAAAGCGTCTGCTTTTTTATCACCTGTTGTAGGCACTACTTCAAAAGTTTTTATGTTAAAGTTTGCTAGTTCTTTCTCTAATGTATTCCTTACTGCCTCTTTTCTAACCCCTAATATTTGAGCACCCAAAGTGCTTTGTTTTACTATTGGTGCATCTCTAGTGGGTGACTCTGCTATAGGTTGTGACTGTGCAGATAAGTCAGTTCCTAAAATAAACTGTCCAAACTTATCTGTTAATCCACCTAGAAAAGGCATATTCCTAGTAGCAGAATTTTTAAAGGATTCTACACCTCTCATTACACCAAACTCTTCCAACTGTCTAGAGTCTCTTACATAAGCAGCTTCTACATCAAATGCAGCCTCAATGTCTGTTAACATTTTTATAGGTGTCATACCACCACCAACCAACTCACCTAAATAACCACCCATATACTCTGCTATCTTCTCTCCATTAAGACCACCTGCACCTTCTTCACTTCCTAGAGATTGAAAGATGTTATCTATCATGTAAGCACCTGCACCTGTTCTAAATGTAGCACCTGTAAAACCCTCTATAATTTCTTTTGCATCTAACTTGTCAGGTTTTCCTAGTGCCTTGTTTCTAATTTGAACCATTATCTCACCAACTAATAAGTAAGGTGCTAATGGAAATATAGGTCTTAAATCAACAGTTCTACCATCATCTGTTTTACCTTCATACCATAAAGTACCATCATCTTGATGTTCTAATCTATACTTATATCCTGCATAGAAAGCAGCAGTTCCTATGATTCCTCTAGACATTTGCTCTCTAGCTTTTTGCAATTGCCTAGCACCTAATTCTTTGTAGCTTTTATCTTGTTTAGCTATATTAGAAAAACCTTTTATACCATTCGCTATCGCAGAAATAGCACTTCCGGGTTGATACTGTAAGTTAAATTGTAAAGCATTAACCATAAATCTTGCATACGGAAAAGCACCTGTGCCTACAGGCAGTCCTACAAAACCGGGGAAAGGTCCTAGTTTTTCATTGGCTTTTACAAACATACTACCTAAAGTATCTAATGGCTTGTCTCCACCTGCTTTAGGCATACGAGCAAACGTAAAAGATAAAGACTCTTCCATAGCGTTTTGTAACATTTTGGTAGGTAATGTTTTTCCTGAAGCTAAAACCTCACGAACATTTGTTCCCATTCTTCTCAACTGTTTATCAAGAGTTGCATTAAACACTGCTCTTCTAAACAATTTATCTTGAGCCATATTTAATGTGTTCATCTTTCTAGTAAAAGAAGATAATGTTTGGTCTGCACCTACTTCTTGAAGAGACCTATCTATCTGTCTTAATATGGCAGGGTCAAATTTTAATAGCTCCTCTGTTATATCTTTAGCTTCTCCAAACTGAACTACGTTTATGAGTGTTCCAAAAGAATCATTAATCATATCTTTAGATGCTTTCCATATTGCATCTTTATCTATCTTACCTGTTGTTATAAATTCTTTAGTTCCTCTACCTAAGTTATATATAGCAGATTCAATTAAGTTAGCACCTGCTTCCATAGTCATTCTAATACCACCTGTCATAACGTTACGCACTGTAGTCGCTAACTGCGTAACCATTAATGCTCTACGTTCTCTATCAAGTCTTTGCATAAATTCATAGGCAGTACCCATAGTGCTTGTTGTAGGATTTTCTTTACCAAACTTTTGGTTAAACAATTCTTTTAGTTTAGGGTCTGTATCTTTTAATACGTCAAAAGCTCTTTGAAAACCACTTACAATACCTAAAGATTGACCACCCTTACTAGTGGTTGCGGGTATGGTATCTGCATTAAACGCTAATTTAGCAAACTGTTCAGTAGATAGTCCTGCTCTTTTTATAGCACCCTCTAGCACAACCTCATCTATAGCACCTGCCTCAGTTTCTTTAGCCAACCCTTGTAATACATCACGTAAAGCTAAACTTGCTCTCTTTTTTTGCCCTAGATATGCTTTGGTAAACTCAAAAAACTTATCTCTATCAGAATCTTTTAAATCTTTTAATGCTTCTTTAGCTACTTTAGTTACTCTTTTTAGTAGTTCAGGTTGTAATGATGCAGAAGTTAAGTCAGTAGATGGGTCAAGTTCCTCTAATATTTCTTTACCTTTAGCCACAGATTCATCCCAATCAGAAGCTCTGATAGGGTCAAATGCATCTGCTACCTCTGTAGAATCAGGTGCGTTTTTAGCTTTTGCAGCTTCTCTTTGTTTCTTTAACACACTCTCTTTAGCTTGAGCTTGTTTCTTAAAAGAGCTTTCCATACCTTGAACACCTAATTTACCTACACCTAAAGCTCCTACAGTTCCAATACCACCTACTACAGTTCCAAACAATAAACCACCTAATGCTTTCTCACCAAAACCTGCTTTCTCTTCACGTTTATGAGCTTCAACATCTAGTTCTGAAGCAGCACCTATATGATAATAACCCTCACCTACACCTGCAGCAGTCTCTAATGCAAGAGGTTTAGCACTTGCTTTTAATCCTAGTTTTCTAGCCTGTCTTTTAACCTCTGCTTTGGCTGCTTCTTGAGCAGCTTTTTTAGTCATGCCTCTTTTAACACCTGCTTTAGCAGTTTCTAAAAATAGTTTCTTTGCTGCACTAGTAGCTCCTGCTTTTGCAACTGCACCTGCACCAAATCCTAGATATGTTAGTGGGTCTGTTAGTAAAGCAGCACCATAATCCATGATGGCATCAAATGTGCTTGTACCACCCTCTTCATAAAAAGATGGTAATCTCTCCATATCACGGAATAATGCACCATAATTAGCTTTATCTTTTTCATTCGCAGTTCTAGTCCAATCAACTTGACCCATAAGGTCTAGGGTATTAGTAGTTACGTTACGATAGTGCTCTATAAATCTGTCTGTAAACTCTTCGTCTGTCTCGCCCTCTTGTTGACCTGCCTTTTCACCAAATCTAGCAATCATGTATTCATTAGCAGTATTTAAAAACTGCTTATCTTGTGTAAACTCTTTATAGGTTTTTACTTCTTTACCCCCACCTACTTCACCATAGGTTTTAAGAGCATAGTCTTCATCAGATGCTTTAGTATATAATTCATCCATTGGTGTGGGAGTTTCATCAGTAGAGGTTTCTACTGTTTCTTCTTCGGTAGGTTTTAAGAAAGAATCAAAGTAAGCATTACCTGTGGTTTCTTCTTTTTCTTTCTCGTCTTTTTCGGTCTCTTCTTCTTCTTCTTTATTCTCTAAAAAAGAATCAAAGTAAGCATTACCTGTTCTTGCTAATACTTGTTTCATATTAAAGTTTCCTACTTAATTTGATTAGTTTCTAATATATTTTCTATATCTGCGTTAGGAAATGCTTCTTCTAATAATGGCTTTAGAGCTGCTGCAATCTTTTGATTAGATGGTAAACTGTCTATGTATGCTTGTGGAGTTCCTAACTGCTTGGCTTTACCAACCTCTACACTAAAAGCATCATTCTTATCTTTTACTTTTAATGCATCTTCTGTAATTTTATTATATATTTTAGATAAAGAAGGGTCTGCCTTAATTAGATTAAACGCATTATTATCCATGCCATTAGCTATTAAACCTTTTACATAATCTGTTTTAAATTTAGTTATTTCTTTTTCTTTAGCGTTAGAAACATTTTCAGGTCCTACACTAGCAATGGTGCTATTCTCTTTATATTTACTTTCAATTTTTGCCAGACCACTTTGAAGAATTTTTTGATGATTTGCTACTGTTAAAACACCATCATTTTTATTTTGCACTTCTGCGACTTTTATTGCAGCATTTCCTGATAGTATATTAGTATCTAAAAAGTCTCTTTCTTGTACAAGAGCTTTATATTCTTTATCATTTACAGTTCCACCACCTTTGAGATAGTCACGCATCTTACTAACAACTTCTGCTTTTTGAACTTGTAAAGTTTTAGTATCTTGTTTAAGACCTGATAAATCAACAATAGCAGATGTATATGCCACTGCAGAATCTTCTCCTGTTCTTGTGGGGTCTAATAATCCTGCAGCAACATATTGCTTTCTTGCTTTTTCATAGTAGTTCCCCATGCCAACACCAAACATACTAGCAGTTTCATCTTTCTTTCCAAAGGTAGGAGCAGGTATATTAGCCATTTGCACTAAACTGCTAGTGGCATCCTCTACATTTTTAAATCCTGTTACCTCTGCGTCAGGTGCAAACTTAACAATAGTATTAGCATCACCACCATTTAGCTTGTGATTTTGTAGCATATTTAACATATTGGTGAAATGGGTATCTCCACCTGCTACAATAGACCTAGCTTTAGCTATAGCATTTTTGTCATCACCAAACAAAGGTATAAGGGCATTTAGTTGCTCAGTTACTTTCTTCTTATTAGCTTTATATTCTTTTCTATTGGCTGCCGTTTCTGCTATCTGTCTATCCAATATAGTTCTAGTACGTAGCTTTACTTCTTTTTCTTGCTCGTCTAAATCTTTTACTATTTGGTCGGCTGCTCCACCTAAAAATGCACCAAAGTTAAAACCCATTATGCTCTCCTCGCCATTAATCCCATAGGCTCTTCTTCTTCTTTCTTAGTTTCTTCATCTATATCTGTCTCTTCACCTTCTTCTAAAGCATTTATAGCTCCTTGTATTACAGAGTCAGAAGGTCTATCTGTTTCTTCAGGCTCATCACCCATGACATATTTTGTATCAGTTTTTTCTGCTAGATGTTTCATAATTTCCATAAGTATAGGCATGAGTAGTATACCTACATCTATACTATGCACACCTTGAAGAACACCACCTAACTGCATGGAGTTGGCTATAGTGGATAAAGGTACTCCTGTTTCCATTACAGTTAGTAACTCTTGAACTATTTCATTATTATCAAATCTATCTAAGTAAAAACCCATAGCTTCTTCAACAGTATTAAACTGTGGTGGATTTTGCCAAGGTCTAGCTCTCAATTCATGAGTGAGAGATTGACCCGGAATGGGTCTGCTTAATGACATTTCAGGTGTTTCAGGCATCTATATCTCTTATATCTTGAATATATCTAGCAACACGCATAGTAGCATCTATATTAGGTTGATACTTTCTAGCTTTTGTAGATGACATTGTTTTAGAAAGTAAACCACCTTTAGGTTCTTCTACAGGTTTTACTTCCATTTTATTTATCTTTTTATATATATCTATCGCAGGGTTAGTTTCCATTATAATCCAAATCCTAACGTACCACCACCACCAAACATTGAGCCTGTGATGAATTTACCAATGAGACTACCAAAAGCAGATGAGGAATTATAATCATTTTTCATCTTTTGTATATTAGCACTAGCATCTGCTTGTAACTGTGCCATTGCTAATTCAATAACACGACTTCTTTCATTCTCTGCAGATGTCCATGCCCACTCCATAGTGTCTCCATAATATTGCCATAAATTATTATATGCAGTATTTGATATACCTAATAAGTTCTGAGCATTTAATTCATTTGCTCTATTAATAGCTGCAGTATCTGCAGTAGCTAACTGTCTTCTCCAATTAGCATTTGATTGAGCAATAACTAATTGATTCTGAGCATTGAATTGGTCACGTTGATTATTAATCTCTGCATTAAATCTTTCTATTGTATTAGCCTGACCTGCATTAAACTGTGCCTGTGCATTCATCTGTGTAGCATTAAACTGATTAGCCTGTTGCCCTAAGTTTGCAAAGAATTGGTCAACTTGATTCTGTGAGGTAGCATTAAACTGTCTCGCTGCATTTTGAGCAGCTTGGTCAGTGAACAAAGATTGTATCTGTTGTTGTGCTCCAAACATATCTGACTGTTGTCTATTTGAAAGATTAGCCATATCCATCTGCAAGAAAGACTGTGCATTTTGTACTGCAGACTGTTGTCTTGCATTTAAGTTAGCACTATCCATACTTGCTAATGCAGATGCTTCTGCCATTGTCAATGCTTGTCTGTTAGATAGATTATTTAAATTCATAGTCTGAGCAGCACGAGAGTTCTCTAAAGCTACCTGTTGCTCTGCAGTAAAGTTTCTGTTCGCTATATCTGCTATCTTTGCAGCGTTCTGAACTTTAGCTTGAAAGTCTTGGTCAAACTCTTGACCTATAAATTGTGCTCTTTGTTGAGCAGCCAACATTGCTCTTGACTGTCTATTAGATAAGTTCTGTGTCTCAAACTGTGCTTGTACACTTGCATCTGCCTGTGCAATAGGTAAAGCAGATTCCATTGCTGCCTGTATAAGTGCTTGTCCTGCAATACTAGAAGCACCAAGACCTCTTTGTTGCATGACTGCTTGTACACCTCTGATTGCTCCTGCTGCCCACGAAGGTGGGTTAGTTGCATCAAAGTCTGCAGTTAATGTAGCAAGTTGTCCTGCTACAGTTGCTTTGTCACTAGGGGATGCAGTTGCTGCTTGAACTTGCTCAGTAAACGCTTTTGCTTTTTCTGCATTAGCAGTGGATGATACTAGCTCACCTGCTTGTATCTCTCGTTGCACAGGATTGGTCATCTTAGTAGCAGTGCCTTGAGCAGCAGTTAAATTAGCTACAGAAGTTCCTACCTGTTGTTGTGCTTGTACTTGAGCACCTTGAGATACTTGACCTTGAGCACCTTCTATAGTTTGTAACGCTTCTTTTACTTGTGGACTTACTGCCTGTGCTTGTAATTGTTGTGCTTGAGTTTTAGTTTGTTGTTGTGTGGTTGCAGTTCCTGCTTGTGCAGATGGTAAAGCAACTTGACCTTGTACACTACCTAAACCTTGTGTTATATCTTGTTGTGCAGTAGGTACTACCCCAACTGTTTGCACTTGCGAACCTGAAGGCAAAGCAGGTGCAGTAGCCATCTGTGCAGATATATCACCTATTGTAGCATTAGGGTTGTACACTGCACCCGGATTTTGAACAGTAGGAAGAACAGTGAAGTTTTGTTGAGGTGGTGGCACGTATGCTCCTACCTCTTCTTGTTTCTGTGTCTGAACAGTACCACCTTCTGCCATATCTCTTCTTCTGTCCATAGTAAATGTTTGGCTCTTTTGAAATGCATCTTCTAGGGCAGAATATTGATTAGCAACATCTTGATTAGACATTAAATATTTAGGAAAGTCTGCTATGTTTCCTGTGAAACCTAATGAATTTGCAAGAGCCTGTTGCCCTTCAGGTGGTAATTGTTGTAATGTTGCCACTATTTAGCTCCAATTAATATCTTATCTAGTTTATCTTCTAATCTTTTCATTGCATCCATGATGTCATGCATATCTTCTTTGACATCATCTTTACGTGCATACTCTTCTCGTGTCTTATTTAATAATATCTGTAGTCGCTTTACTTCGCCAAACATCTTGTTGAATGCCCAACCAAATGGTACAACAACCATAGTTAAGATGATGTTCCAAAATAACATTGCATCTATTTCCATGTTTACTCGGCATCCTTGATGGTTAGTGTTCCTGCTTTAACTTGTGCTAGTATTTCTGCGTAGTCTTTGTTTTGATTATCCATAGGTACATACATTTCTTTGTTATCAACTACTATTTTAACAGTATCTATATTTCCTGAAATTATATCTTTAGTATATTGTGCTAATGTTATATTCATTGTATCCTCTAAAGTTCTGCATCACAAGTCAATGCTTGTCCATCTGCAGTCTGTGTCCATGTGCCATGTCCTGCTGTCCTGCTTGTACCACCTATTATGTAAAATCTAAAATTATTATGCCTTATATTACTTCCAACTGCTTGGTCAGCATTGTCTGAAAATCCCGCACCAAAAATGAAAAAATCACCAGAATTTGTAGTTTTTCTAGATACTGTAGGTGCAGCTCTCATATGTGGTAAAAGTTGAACAGGGCAATAAACAGTAGTGGCTGAATACCACATTCCTGCAAATAAGGCATCGCTTGATGAATCACCACCAAATTCTCTGTAATATCTTTGACATAAAAGCAATTCTTCAGCAGGTGACCTATGCTCAAATGGTGTAGCAGTAGAGCCTACTTCCATTTGTAAACCTGTAATAAAAAGTGTTCTTGATGTGCTATCAAAAAATTGTGTTTGACTTGAATCAGCAATATCTGCTGTAGCCAAAGTCTCCCAAGTAGATGGTATTGAACCACTTGTTCTATCACTACCAACTTGAAGTGTTATGTAAAATATTAAACCATGACCAGTATCATCATTTATTGTTCCACTTGTATCAGCTTCCCATGTCAATGAAACTCTTGTAAAACTTGTTGTTACAGAGAATGTTTGTGCCATCCATCTATTTGAGTCTGGTAAATATGCTCCTAACGTATAAGTTGCTGAAGCATTGCCTTTAACAAAAAATGAAAGAGTAAACTTTTCTGCGTCTGAAGTTCCAAATTTTAACGCTTGTAAATCTTGTGCTTCAATATTGTATGCTAAATACTCCCACTCATTAGATGCAATAGATGTGTCGGCAGTAGTACAAGCTAATTTTAAAGCATTATTAAAACCACCTAAGTCTGTGATTGCTTCTTGTGTCATGGTATATCTACCTGCACTATTCCCACTATGTCCAGATTGAACTCTATCCACAGTGAAATAACCAGTGCTTGCACCTAATCCAGTAGAGCTTGTACCTCTCTGAGCAACATTCATTGCACCATTAATAATAATATTCCTTCGCCCACCAATCTGTCCATTGGTTAGGACTTCACCCATCTTTGCTAATTCTGCTGATTTACTCATGCTAAGTCTCCAAATATTGCAAAAAATATATTAGCTACATCATAGACTGTTGCTCCAGATGTCGCTGACCTCGCTGTATTAGTCATTCTAGTTGCACCTGTAGTTAAAGGTGTTGTAACTGCACGAGATGGATTAACTATAGCAAAATCGTTTTTATAAGATGTATTTCCATCTGCATAAGTTCCTTCAGTAGAGGTAGCATAATCATCATTTACCATACTACTGGTATGTGCAACTGTATATTCTCCTG